TCGTGATCTTGACCGAAGCAGGCACCATGATAATGGCGTCAGGAACCGTCGTTCCCACCGTTACGGAACCTGTATTGTACATGCGCATGTATGTGGCAGCGGCATTAGCTGTGTTGTCCAGCTCCAACTCATAGATAACAGTACTAGAAGCCTTAACAGCCACCGCGGTAGAACCGTTTGCGGTATCCGTGAAAAGAGATGCCCCAGTCAGAATTGCAATATTTGATGTAGCCATAATTCTTTATGATGTCCTGATTAAATATATTTAATCACTACGAAAATATATGGCAGCACAAACACTATCCCAATTCACGTCAGAACTTAGAGCTAGAAACATATCTAAGCCCAACATGTATTATGTTGAGATAGTTGCACCACCTATCTTTTCTTCAAATACTAAAGGGTTTGTTGCAAAAGATCAGAATCTTATTTCTATGTTCTGTCATACTGCAATGACTCCACAGTCTACCATTTCTACACAAGATAATTATCTAGAGGCAGGAACTAGAAGAAAATATGCATACGACCAAGATTATCAGAATCTTACCTTATCGTTTTATATTGATCAACAATTTGCAGTTAAGCGATTCTTCGATCAATGGAAACAGGCTATTGTTCCTCAACGTAGAAATTTCAATTACCCAGAGCAATACACCGCAGAATCTCTAAATGTATATATTCTAGATTCAAATGGGAAAGCAACTTATAAATATGAATATTCCAAAGTTTTCCCAAAGAGTTTCAATACGGTAGAGTTATCATATGCCCCAACTTCTGGACCATCTACTTTTACGGTTGACTTTGTGTTCGAAGAGGTATATTATTCGTCTCTAAAATCTGGATTGACAGAATTCACGTCTAAACCAGATGATGCTCCTGTAGATACTAAAGTTGCAGGCGTAGGTATAACCAACCCAGAAGTTAAACAATCCTCAATGGAAGATTCTTCTTGGAGAGGTAGAGGCGATAAAGTAACCGGTAAAGTTATGGTTGCTGCCAATACCAGACAAGGTATAAAAGTAGCAACAGAGCCATTTTCATCGCCTAAGAATGATGATCCTGACATGAAAATCAAATATGGGGATAAAACCGTAAATGATCAAAAATGGACTACTCTTAAAGGGATGACTAGATTAGATAAAGTAATTGTTCTACCGATGCCGCAAGAACATACGGTTAATACATCTCTCAAATATAACGATGAATTTGCGTCTACAGATTTGACCAAACTTGGTGATATGATGAATAACTCCGCTGCTGGTACTGCATCCAATCTATGGACTATGGCTAAAACTTCTGTTATCGCTGGTATTGTCAATAAAGTAAAGTCTGGCGCTACAAATGAACAATCACTTCTAGCAGAAGAGGGTAAAGTGGCTAATCCCAAGAAAGAAGTGATGTACGAATCATTTGGTTTCAGGACATTTAACTTCTCTTATCAATTTGCTCCTAAGAACGAAAAAGAATCTCAGATGGTGTCCGACATTATTGAGACATTCAGATATTATGCATTGCCAGAATTAATGGAAGGTAAGATGTACTATATTTACCCATCAGAATTTGAAATTAGTTTTATGTTAGGTGGAGTAGATAATCCACATATTCCAAAAATAACAACATCTGTCTTGAAGAGAATTTCCGTTAACTATATGCCAAATTCTATATGGTCAAGTTTACCAAATGGTGCACCACTTTCATTGTCTATCTCATTAGAGTTCCTCGAATTAGAGTTGGTTGACCGGGCAAGAGTTTATAACGAAAAAAGCCCAATTACTTCAGGATATTAATCATGTCATATTTTGAAAAATTTCCACTCATTGTATACGAATTCAATTCCAAGAATACCGTTGTCAAGGATATTCTTTGTCGCAATATGATGGCATCGGAATATAAACCACTCACAGATCTGTATTCCAAATACAACGTTGTTGACGGAGAAACCCCTCAACTCTTGGCGCAACGATTCTATGGTTCATCATTTTATCATTGGGTAATTCTACTCTTTAATGAAATTCATAATCCATATTTTGATTGGCCTGTACATAGTTCATCTATAGAGAATATTTGCATCGACAAATATGGTTCAGAAAATATCAATGCTATTAGGCATTACACTAATTCAGATGGTATCATAATTGGTGAAATTAAAACCTTTAGTTCAGATGTTGTTTGGGTTCCACCTGCTAATCCATTTGGTGGAAATCCTGTCACATTTTACGAGCATGAAGAAATCATTAATGAGAGTAAACGTAAAATCATGATGATGCGACCAGAATTGTTGGGTGATTTCGTTTCTCAGTTTGAGGTAAAGATTAATGGCTGATGTAGTAGAAGAATTAGGTTATGTCGGACAAATAAATGTCAAGGTAGCAAAAATAATAACTTCTACAGGCGCGACTATAGATATATCTGGGATGATCGGAAATATCACTATGTATGAGGATATTTTTGCCAATACTATGTCAGGGTATATTATTATCCAAGATTCTATCGATTTAATACATCTTACCTTCTGTAAGTTCTGGTAATGCATAATATCGGAATGTCTCAATGATTTTCTCTACCATTATAGATTCGTCGGCATTTTTTGGAGCAAATTGAAATGAGAAACTGAATTTTCTAAATCCAAATGAGTCAAACATTACTTCTTTTTTTGGATTGCTTGCCAATCTATCTTCTGCCAGAAGAGCCTGCTCTGATGTTCCACCCGACTTCAAACTATTAACAATACCTGCAATAGCTTTATTTTTACCCATTGAGACAAGATCCGAAATAGTGCCAGCTGCAGAGTTATTCATGATATCCCCCAATTTTGTCAGTGGGGTAGATGCAAAATCATCGTTGTATTTGATACTAGTTGAAACAGAATGTTCTGCAGGCATCGGTAGGATAATGACTTTATCAAGTCGGGTCATTCCCTTTTGCACTAGCCATTGAGTTTTATCTACTGTCTCGTTACCATATTTTAGTCTCATATCCGAATCATCTGTTTTAAGAAGAATATTGCTTCTTAAAACATTACCAACACCAACACCTTGTCGGGTATTTGCTGCGACAACTACTGCACCGGTAACAGAATCATCTCGTAATTTGGTAGCCTTATCTGATGTATTAATTCTGAACATCATATATTGTTGCTCAGACCCATATGCATCCTTTTCTGTGGCAGAAAGACCGATAGGATATTCCAAGATTTTTTTATCTTTCAAGATATCTATATTAGATGTTGCCATTTTCTATTTTGCCTAAGTGAGTATGAGATTAAATACTATTTAATCAATATTGAAAAGAAAATAATGGCAGCATCGACGTTATCACAATTTACTGCAGAACTCAGAACTAGAAATATAGCAAAACCAAATCTATATTATGTAGAAATTATTGCACCTAAACTTTTTACGAATCAAGTAAAGGGTTTCTCTGCTACAGATATGAATCTGGTATCTATGTTCTGCCATACTGCAATGACACCACAAACCAATATTCTTACCAACGATAATTATATAGAGGCAGGTACTAGACGCAAATATGCCTACGATCAAGATTATCAAAATCTGACCCTATCGTTTTATGTAGATCAGCAGTTTGCAGTAAAGAGGTTTTTTGATCAATGGAAACAAGCAATAGTACCACAGAGAAGAAATTTTAATTATCCCGATGAATACACCGCAGACACATTAAATCTATATTTATTGGATTCATCTGGGAAATCTGTATATAAATATGAATATTATAAAATCTTCCCCAAGAGTATAAATACCATAGAATTATCGTATTCGCCTAGTGTAACTGGATCGACATTTTCGGTTGATTTTGTATTTGAAGAAGTTTATTATTCGTCGTTAAAACATAACAATTTGGTTGATTTTACTTCTAGACCAGATCCGGTATTAGTTTCAACTAAAGTACCTGGAGCAGGTATAACTAATCCAGAAGTAAAACAATCTTCAATGGAAGATTCATCATTTAGAGGTAGAGGTGAAAATGGTACTCGATGGACTGAATCTACTAATGGTATAACAGACGTAAAACCATTTCAGTGGTCTGACATTTTTTAATTAATACAGGTATATCATGACTAAAATTATCCAACCAACATATCCAGTTAAACTACCATCTTCAGGTAAAACTGTTACATATAGACCATTTACTGTCAAGGAAGAGAAATCATTGTTATTATCTCTTCAGGAAGATAACATCGCATCAACAATAGAGGCGATCAAAAGTGTAATCGTGGTATGCACAGACGGACAAGTAGATCCCAATACAACACCATATTACGATATAGAATTTTTATTCTTACAGATCAGATCTAAATCTGTAGGTGAGGTCATTGATTTAGTTGGATCATGTGAATGTGATCCAACAGCAAAGACAGAATTCTCTATCGATATCGGAGATTTAGTAATAGTACCTACACCAAAGGGTAATGCTAAACTTAATGTACTCGATACACCATATATAGTTGAAATGTCGCACCCATCTATTTCAGATTTTATAAAGACATTCTCCGATTCAGACGATTCTGCTTCTGAGGTAGTAGCTAATTGCATTAGATCTGTCTATACAGAAGATGAAATAATGGATTGGTCATATGCAGAGAAACTTAATTTTGTGCAATCGATGTCTCCAAAGCAACAGACAAATATTGCAAAATTTCTAGAAGAAATGCCCATGGTAAAGCTAAACTCTACCTATACATGTAACAAATGTGGTAAAAACCATTCTGAAAATATCTCTGGTCTAGAATCGTTTTTTATCTGAGCATGTCGTCCTCTTCTCTAGAGGGTTACTATAAGACTATGCATACACTGAGACACCATCATGGATACAGCATCACTGAACTTAACGAGATGATGCCATGGGAACTGTCTGTCGAGGTATCTATGTTGGCAAGTTCGATACAAGAGAGTATCAATGCTAGAAACACCCAAGGATCGTTTTAAAGGTGCATATATCAGCTTATAATCGTATACATATAGAATCCTATTGGTTTGGTAGATAGTGTCCCAGATCGTCTCTAAATCAATGTACAATTTGTTACACTTTCCGCGTCAAGAAATATCTCAGTTTGATCAAAAGTAGTGTATAATACCCTTTAGGGTTGTATTGAGTAGTTTAAATAAGTAACTACTAAGAACTATAATAAATGCGCTCCGCGCATTGTGATGCTACGCATCACTTTACAAGTTTTACTATATTAGTAGTTACTAAACTAGTATCAAACATAAATATTTCTTGAGAGCTTTTGATGGCAAGACCTAAACCGCGAAAATGGACACCTAAGAATCCATCTAAGTATATGGGAGACTCTACTAATATTGTCTCTAGATCGTCGTGGGAAACAAAAGCGTTTAATTGGATGGACCTAAATTCTAGTGTCATAATGTGGAATTCAGAGGAATTAGTGATACCTTACTATTCCCCGGTAGATCAAAAGATGCACAGATACCACCCAGATATTTTAGCAAGAATGAAGACTAAAGTTGGTGAAAAGAATTTCTTGATTGAAATTAAACCTAATAAAGAGCGATACCCATCAACTGCTAAAAATAAGAAACAATACATTACAGAAATGTGTACTTATGCGATAAATATTGCAAAATGGAAAGCAGCTGAAGAATTCTGTAAAAAACAAGGTATAATATTTCTCATTTTAGATGAGTTTGATCTAGGTATAAAGAAGAGACCAACGATATGATAGATGTAACTAAAAACGGATTGATTAAAGATCTAAAGAAACTTCAAGGTGTTTCTGATAAGATAGATAATCCAAAGGAAAAAATAAAGAAACCAGATGTTAGAAATCTATCTATATTTGAAAAGGTAAAGAACGATCCAAAGTTCACTACTGCACGTAGTATAGATTGGTTCAAGAAAAAAATCCAAGAATTAGGTGGGAATTCACCTACTGCTAAAACAGATTTGCTACGTACTACTAAGGATCTACAGACAACGAGAGCTTTACCCGGTACGATGCAACTATTTGGTTATGATCCAAAATATAAAGATACATTACCGTTTTATGACATGTTTCCTCTTGTGATAGTGCTTGAACTCACAGATAACGGTTTCTTTGGTCTAAATCTACATTATCTCAGTTACGAGATGCGGCGTAAACTTTTCGATAAAATATGGCAAGTTGCGATGGTTTATCGTAATAATGCGCAGCAAAGTAAACGATTAACTTGGAAATTATTGAGTAACGTTTCTAAATTCCCTGAAGTTTCTCCATGTTGCAAGCGATATCTGTGGAGTCATGTTACAACTAAGATTATCAAAATACCAATTGACGACTGGGTAACAGCAATTCACCTTCCTGTGGAAAAGTTTGCGAAGAAGAGCCAATCGTTCGTTGCTCGTAATTCTGGTCAAATAGTTAGGAAAGCTGCGGCAGGAAGATGATTTATTTATCTTTATTTCTGTTCTTTCTAGGTAACTCACCTTTAATCCAATGCAATTCAGGAATTTCTCCAATAAATACATAATAATTTTTAATTCCATCGTTGTAAACAGATCTTCCAAAATTCTTACTTGGTACGTAATCTTTGACCTTTTTAATTTTTCCTTCCACCCATAAAGGGTCTGGAATTTCTCCTAATATTACTTGATGATTTTTAATGCCATCATTATATAATTTAGATCCTAATCTTAGTTTGCTATTTGCTGCATTTTCTTCATCTGTGCGTTTCCTTTTCGGCAATGCACCTTTGACCCAATGTGGTTCAGGCAATTGATTTATTGTTATTTTAAATTCTTTTATTCCGTCGTTCCAATATGTAGAACCGGTCAAAGTTTCTGACATTTCTTTTCTACGTTCAGGTGATTTTGAAATATTGTCTACACCACGATTTTTCATTGAAGTTACCCTAGATTTTTCCTTCATATCTTCGGTTTGAGTTGTATGATCTACACCATATCTTTCTTGTGTTGTGAGCATTCTACCTGCCTTTACATCTGAGTTTTTCATGGGATGACCGCCATATTTAGCATCCCACGTTGCATATATTCCTGACCGTATAGATGGATTTGCCCATGGGTTTCCTCCATATTTCTCATTCCATGTATTATCTCGGTTAATTTTTGCTTCAGGTATTTGTAGATTATGGAGCACACCATGTTTATTGAATAAATTATTTTTGAATAAATCAGATCCAAACGTCGATACGAATTCGTTATTATGCTTGTTCAACCAATTATCATTATTGGCAATATCATTAGTCTGTAGAAATACTGTTTCATACTCATAAGCCGACATATCAAAACCAAACTCTGTAATTATCAAAACAGTTTCAAATGCGTCTAAACCTTCTTCATCAATAATATCATTGATTGTATTTGATGAAGTAGTGTAACCACCAAGAGTCATGAAAGTTGATGGGTTTGCATCCTGTCCCCATTTTGCACCACCATATAGTTTGTTTGTTTTCTTGTGACGTATGATGTAAAAGAATGGAATACATTGTAAATTTGAAGACATAGCTAACTCCTATAAATAATTGAATTGTAGGGACAACGATCTAACTCGTCGCTGATGAAATGTTTACAGCATTTCATCTAACCTATATGTTTATTTAACATTATGATAATTTGTGTTATAATGTATCTAACATTACAAAGGATACCGATGACAGAATCTATTGACCAAGAATTACCAGTACGTAAACAATATGTTAATGGTAAAGAATTTTTTGATGAACTAGTGATTTATCATGAAAAATATAAGATTACTAAGGCCGCTGGGTTGGATAGACCCCCAATCACTGATAAGATGGCGTCTGCTATTATGCGCATTGCAAATAAACTTTCTAATTCTTGGAATTTTGTCAATTACACATACAAAGATGAGATGGTTGCAGATGGTATTATGAAATGTGTAGAAAAAATTCATTTATTTGATCCATTAAAATCTACAAACTCATTTGCATATGCAACTCAACTTATTTTTAACGAATTCCTAGCACGAATCAAGAAAGAACAACATCAGACATCGGTTAAAGCACGTATGATCCGTGATAAGATGTCTGATGAATTCGTTCAACATGGTGTAGATTCTAGTGCAGATGATGCAGGAAATACGTTTGTCGAGTTTCTTAAAGATGTAGACTGTTTTACCGATTATCATGAAGAACGCGCTAAAAAGACAGTTCATCCATCATTAGCACATAAAAATAAAACACCGTATAAAAAGAAAGATATAGTCGCTGCTGAAGTTCTACCTTTCCATGACCTAACTAGTTTTGAATAATGAAAATTGCTCTACTTGGAGATTGCCACTTCGGTGCTTCTCGTTCTTCAGTTATTGTTCATAACTATTTTGAAAAGTTCTACAAATTCTTCTTCGAATATCTAGACAACAACAATATCTCTACAGTCATTCAGGAGGGCGATCTTTTCGACCAGAGGAAAGATGTACATTTTACTACTGTAGATTGGGTGGATGAGAATTTCTTCTCTCCTATCTATAAACAGGAGATTGATCTCTATGTAATTGCTGGTAACCACGATATTCTGTATAATAATACTTCACATATCAATTCAGTATCTCTGCTATGTCCTAAATCTGTTGCAGTGGTGGATCTTTATCCTAGAACATATAGTTTTGGTGGTGTGAATATAGACTTTTACCCGTGGATCAATTCCGGTAATGAGGTAGAATCTCTGGAGTTTTTAAAGAATTCTAAATCTACATATGCTGTAGGCCATTTCCAGTTTGCAGATTTCCCTATGCATCCTGGTACATTAGCTGAATCTGGTATGGATCATAAAACCTTTTCTAAATATGACGAAGTATTCTCCGGTCATTTTCATACCATATCTAAACAGAATAACACTAGATATACAGGTACCCCATGTGAACTAAATTGGAGCGATTGTGAAGATCCGAAGGGATTCTGGATTTTAGATACAGAAAATGGTAACACAGAATTTGTACAAAATCCATTTACTCTATTCGAGAAGATTTCTTACGTAGAAGATATGGTATATGATTTTACACAAGCAAAGGATAAATTTATCAAAGTAGTTGTCGTTGCTAAGAAATCACAGAAGAAATTCGATTCATTCATGACTAATATCAATCATAATAAACCACATGATGTTAAAATTATTGAATCTTCATTTATCGAAACTGTGTCTGATGCAGTAAAGATTGCAGATGCTGTGTCAACTCAGGTGATGATTTCGTCGGTTATTGATACGCTAGATATACAACTAGATAAAGCCAAATTGAAACATTACATTTTAGATATGTATGCTGAAGCAGAACATCTTAACAAAACACTATGATTATTCCTCCACCACCGCCGTACATTAATGTCAAATATATTCCGAAGAAAATGCCTAATGTCAAACATATAGAGACTAATGTCTCTGACCTAGATAAAGCAGTTCATAGACTGATAGATGCGTGGAATATAACTCAAGCAACTGATGCTATCAATTCTATTGATTTCTTTCTAGATAAAATTAAGTTAATACTTAAAAATAATGAACATATCGTATGATTATTAAAAAAATTCGTGCAAAGAATTTCTTCTCAATTGGAAATGATTTTCTTGAGATTGATCTATTGAAATATAAACAGTCTGTTCTACATGGTGCTAATGGTGCCGGTAAGAGTACGATGCCATTGAACTCGATTACATTTTGTCTCTTCAATAAGACTATCAAGAATGTAAAGAAAACACAAGTAGTCAATTCTATAAATGGAAAAAACTGCGTCGTAGAATGTGAACTATCTGCAAATGGTAAAGAATATCTAGTCCGACGTGGAGTTAAACCTAATCTATTTGAAGTACATGAGAATGGGGTTCTGCTTGACCAGACTGCTGTATTAGATTATCAGGATTTCCTAGAGAATAATATTCTTAAGTGTTCATACCGCACATTTATCCAGACATCCATCATCTCGGTAGAATCATACATTCCGTTCATGGAATTGCCTGCCGCTCAACGTAGGTCTTTTGTTGAAGATATTTTAGATATCAATATCTTCACTACAATGAACCAATTAGTGAAGGCAAAAATATCTAAGAATAAAGAAGAACTTCGACTACTTGATGTCTCTATCAAGGGTATCAAGGACAAAATTATCTTACTTAAGAATCATGTCGATACATTAGAAGCAATCAGATCAACTGGATTAGATGTCCTTGACTCTAAACAAGCAGAATATGAACTAGAAATTGATTCATATAATTATCTTCTATCATCTGATCCAGACGTAAAAGAATTTATCAGATTAGAGATGAATTCTCTTAAGGAACAATGGAAGAAGCATATATCTATCACAACTATGATTGCTGATATCAAATCCCAGATCAGGGCAGCAGAGAAAGATCTTAACTTCTTCAATAGTCACACAGAGTGTCCCACGTGTCGCCAGGGACTAGATAAAGATCATAGTAATAGTATCATTGAAGAACATACCGAGACTACCCTCGGGCTTGTAACACAGATGAAAATGTTTGAAGAAGAACTAGCTACATACTCTCACATTGAGCAATCTATGGAGGTTATCAAACGAAAAGAAATTGATCATAACGCAGAACTAGCTCTTGCTAACTCGACTATCATTAGATTGAAATGTATGATTAAGGAAGTAGAAGCCGAGAAACTAAAACTTGTAGATTCTTCAGATATATCCGAACAACGAGATTCTATGAAGAAATCTGCAAAAGAAGCAATGCTATTACAGAGTAGGATTACAGAGATCAATGAAGAGCAAGATTACAACTCGGTGATGCTCGAACTATTCAAGGACTCTGGTATCAAGAGTAAAATTGTTGACCAATATCTACCTACTATTAATATGTTAGTTAATACATATCTAGAAAAATTAGATTTCTTTGTCTCATTTAATCTAGATTCAGAGTTCAATGAGACTATCAAATCACGTCACCGCGATATCTTTACATATTCTAGTTTTTCTGCTGGACAAAAGAAACGTATCGATATCGCATTACTATTGACATTCCGTCAGATTGCCAAGATGAAGAATTCATTTTCATGCAATCTACTTGGACTTGATGAATTTGCCGATGGGTCAACCGATTTAGAAGGCATTGAACTAATGTTAGATATTTTTGATACAGATGAGTTCAAGGATACAAATCTTGTTATAATCTCTCATGGTAATAAAGATCTACTGGAGCAACGATTTGATGGTTCACTAGAATTTTATACACGCGACGGTTTTACACAGATTAAGGAACGAGAATGATGTTCAAATTAACAGATAAAGACTGGGAAGAAGATGCACCACACGAAAATGGTATGTATCAAAATAAATGTCATATCTGTGGGTCTACTTTCATTGGTCATAAACGTAGGCCACATTGTAAAATATGTCATGATAAATGTACCAAAAATTATTCTGAACTTACGGAAGAACAGAAAAAATCTATCATTAATACAATGAAACGTGGTATAATTGGACATACTTACAAGGAATAATTGATGACAATTTTATGCGATCTTTCACAGATCATTTCTGCTTCTGTGTACATTGGAGAGTCGTTGGAGTGCGCAAAACATCCATCAACACAGTCAAAGGCAATGATCAAACATTCGATCTTTAATTCAATCAGATCAAACTATATTCTTCATCGAGGTCAATATGGGAAGATGGTTTTAGCGTGTGACCAAGGTTCTTGGCGGTATGATGTATTTCCACAATATAAACATTCACGCAAAGTAAACAGACAGTCTGATACATCTGGTATCAATTGGGATTTTGTATCAGAAGTTAAGGATGAACTTTATTCTGACTTGGCAGCATATTTCCCATATCCAATTATCAAGTTACCTAGCACAGAAGGTGATGATATTATTGGTGTCCTAGCTAAATATATCTCTGAGCAATCTGTTCTGAACGGAGAGGAAGATCTTTTTGGAAATAAAGATCCTGAGAATATCCTTATAATTTCATCGGATAAAGACAACTACCAGTTACATCAACTTGGAAAACATGTTAAACAATACGCTCCGATGTTCAAGAAAATGGTCAGACCAGATGGGTCCGCTAGACATGCTCTTATTGAGAAAATCGTAAAGGGTGACGTTGGAGACGGTATTGCTAACATCAAATCTGGTGATAACATTCTCGTAGAGAAGATTCGACAGAAACCTATCTCTGGTAAATATCTTCAGACATTCTTAGATTCAAAAAATCCTATCGAATGTTGTCTAACTGATGAAGAGAGGGTTAATTATATTCGAAATGAGCAATTAGTATCCTATGAGAAGATTCCCCAGAATATCCAAGATGCGATCATTTTATGTTATAATGAACAATTGAACAAACCAACCAACAAGATGCAACTGATGAATTATTTTACACGAAATAAGATGTCAAATTTACTTGGTCAGATCACGGATTTTTATTAAGGATAATATGGCAACTAAAGTTAACACACACCCACCAATGCTAGATGAATTATTTGAATCTATTAATAATTCTATGGATTGGAATTCTGTTGCAATTGGAAATCTATAATCGATTGAATTCTAATTAATTTGTCTTTCAACTTTTTATCTTTCAACCCTTTATTTATTTTTGTTTCATATTTTTGTTTCATATCAGACATTAAATCCATAATTATATCTTGTCGATATTTGCAATTCTCAAAGTGCCACAATTTCATTATACTTATACCACCCACAGTACCACAACAGTCGCACATTACTGTTCGTTTCGGTACACGTAATTTAATTTTATGTTCTTCTGATTTCGGTACACGTAATTTAATTTTATGTTCTTCTGATTTCGGTACTCCCTTATGTGCAATGGAAAGTTTCTGTCTAGTATCTACAGAAACTTTCCTACCTATATGAGCTATTCTATTTTTCTCTACATGCTCTGGTGAGTGTTTTTTACCTGTCTGAGCTATTCTATTTTTCTCATTAGTTTCAGGTGATTGTTTCTTACCATACATATGATGCTTTTCTCCAGTTTGTGCAGCACTTATAATTTTTTTATTTTCTTCTGTATGTGATTTCCCATACATACCATTATTCTCACCGGAAACTTTTAATTTTTCTTCTATAGACCAAACTTTACCAGAACCACCTTCTCCACCACTGGTTAAATTTCTAAGAATACCAGTTCCTAAATCTACTCTACCATATTGTAATATAAGTTTAATTTCTAGATCAAACGAATCTTGTTCTAACATATTAGATTCAACTATAACTACATTAGATTTATCTATTGGCCCTTCTTTACGATATGCCCTACTAGTCTGACCTTTACCTACATAATACGGAGTTCCAGCTTTACCAGTAATCGAATCTTTACTTCTAAGCCACATATAAACATAAAATCTATATGGATTTCTAAATTTTCTAGGTGCTCTCTTTGGATTTGGATATTTGATTTTAGACGCTGAGTGTTTGACTTTAATTGTCATAAGGATGCTTTCTGTGTTAAATACTGAGATAAGAAGGACAGCGTGGGTATCTGTACTACGTATTCAAGAAGTTTCAGGTTCTTGGATTACTTCTTATTTAATATAAATGAAATTTCGTGATCAAAAGTGTGTTATAATTTAATTTTAAACTTGAGGAATGAAATGGTCACTATTAATACTCACCCTAAAATGCTACACGAAATCCTCGACAAAGTAAATTTATCCGATAATGTTGTTCTCTCATTGATAGAAGCAATCAAACAACCCTATGTTAGGGAATATCTTGAATTGAACGTGAGTCCAGATTGGACTACACTTGATATTAACACTGTAGAATTTAAAAACTATGACTACCATATTAGTATGGCGGGATCACTTTTGCTAAATCGTCAGACTGTTAATATCATGGAAAATATTCTCATGAAAAAGGATATTCCAAACCGTACAAAAGCTGTACAGTTCAAAGCTTTGTCAGAGATGTTATATTCAGGTGAGTCTAAGATTTTGTCTGCTATCCTTACTAAGAACCTAGATTCTATCTACCCAAATATCACGTTCAATGCAATTAATGAAGCACTATACGGTAAAGTAGAGGAATAATATGTCACAATATAAAGTAACTAGTCCTGTTAAAGTTCCTATGAGTGCCTTTAAGTTCCGTATTGCTTCTGTAGAGAAACAATATGATAATATTAGAGTCATCGAAGGTTCTGAAGAGATCATCTTCAACGAGCCTTATGTATATGGTATGCTGGCTAATAACCGCGTCGTGAAGTTCAAAAAATCAACTCTTACATACAAATGATCAAACTAAAAGGAATCTTGACCAAGGACTCATTCTCCGACTTGATCGAGTCAAAGGTAAAAATCGAAGGATTCAATTATTTCCAGGCAATCCTAGATTTCGCCGACGAAAACGATAAAGATCCAGAAGAGTTGATACAATACATGTCTTCTGTTATCCTAGATAAGGTACGAAAATCTGCTACTGATGCGGGACTTGCTCGGGTAACTGAACCAGATCTAGAATCACTAATGGATTAAATTGTGTCACCACAAAAAGCATTTGGTATGTTCTGGGGATTGAAACTTCATTTTTCTTCCCCAGATTATTCTGTGATAAAATATGGTACCTCTACTAAATCTGCGATGTCGAAATATGATGCGATGTCTATTGAGCAACGATATAAATTTGAATGGCTGAGCGCTAAATATCCAGAAACTCAGGATCTACTTTACGCATGTATAGGATGTGAGTTTGATGAATTGAATCTACAATTCGCCACTCGTGAAGATGTCATGGATTCATTCTTTAAGTTTAAGGCTAGACGAGAATCTATGTCTTATAATTTGAAGTCTCAAGTATCAAAGTATAATTGTTCTGAACATAAGAGTATCGACAAGATAATTTTTAAGTATCTTGTCGGAGACTATTCTCCAGAGTTCATGTTATTATTGGGGTATGAAAATGATGGTTTAAACGATCTGTATAAGTCACCAGTTTTATCATGGGCTAGACCTAAGATACTCAAAATAATTAAATATACCGACTTTTTCAACTCAAAAAAATATCAGCATTTATTAACAGATGAACATATTTGAATATTCTGTGTTATAATCTATCAACTCCTTTACTTAAATTAAAATGAAAACTATGCCTTCCGAATCGAAAACTCAAAACGAATACGAGAATAACTCCCATATCTTGAAAAAGAAAAAGGCAATTGCTACCACATTTAAGAAGAAGAACTTCAAAGATGTCGTAGATCTTCTCAATGAAGAGGATTCTGAACTTGCAGAATATTACGCACAATACATCAAGTAAAATGTTATAATTACTTATCCGAAACTCAAAAGGAAATTATCATGACTAACAAAATCGCGCAAACCATTCTTGCCCAACTTGGTGGAAATAAATTCCAATCAATGGTTGGCGCTAAAGACATGAACTCAACTTCTAATGCTCTTTATTTCAAGTTTGGATCTGGTGCTAAAAATAAGGCGAATCATTGTTCAA